GGCGGTTGCGCCCGAGACGGCGGCGATGGCCGAGAGCTCCTTCTCGAAGTCGGTGGCCGTCTTGACCGCCATGGCCAGCCCGCCGGCCGCCGCCGCCGTCCCCAGCGCGCCGAGCGCGACGCCGGCCTTGATCGCGCCCTCGGCGATGCCGGCCAGCGCGCCGACCGCGCCACGCCCGGCGCCTTCCAGGCCGGCCAGGGCGCCCCTGGCCGCGCCGGCCGCCCCGACGAGGCTGCTGGCGTCGCCGACGATCGCGACGGCGATCCTGGCGTCAGCCACGAGGCACCGTCCGTACGATCTTGTACGCCGCCGTTACGCGCGTAACCGGCATCGGCGTGCTAGAACGCGGCGGAGGGATGAGATGCGCCGAGCGCTGGTCGTGGGAGTCACGCTGTGGCTGATGCTGCTCGCGCCGCGAGCCGTCGCCCATGCAGACGGCGACCGGGTCTTGCTCGACGTGACGATCCGCGCGTATCCGCGTGCCGTGAGCGGCCTCTGCATGCACCTGGACACCGGCACGGTGCTGGCGTCGGTCGCGGTGGATGATGCGACCGAGCAGACCGTGTACTACACCCTGGCGCCCGAATCGCGGTTCCGCCAGAACAGCACCGCCACGGTCAAGACCGGCGACCCGTTCACCCACACGATGACCGTGACGGATGGGGCCTATTGCCTGACGCTGGCATATATGGCGGGCAATGCGAGCCCCCCGCCCGATCCATCGACGCCCCCGCTGAACGTCGCCGTCAAGCTGATCTGGTTCCCGCCACCCGCGTAGCGTCGATCCCTCACGCCTCGTCTGGCCCGGCGCGCGGCGGCCCTTTGGCAGCAGCTTCGATGCCCAGCAGTTGGAGCTCAAGCAGCACCTCAGCGTGTGGGATCTCGTCGAGCCAGGGCGGCGGCACGCCCCATCTAGAGGCGACCGCGCGGCGCTCCCAGAGGCGCACCACGCGGGCGGGGAGGGTGAGGCCGGCCTTGTTGCCTGCACGGAGGTACGTCTCTAGCGACGCGGCCTCGCCCGGATCGAGGCCGAGACTTTTCCCGCTTCGACGCCCACCAGCCCGCTGATCGCCTGGGCGCACTCGTTCGGGATGGCCTGCCAGAACCGCCGCATGACCTCGGCGTCGCCACGGGCCAGCGCCGGCAGCGGCTTGCCGTCCTCGTCGAGCCAGCCGTTGTGCTCCAGCACGATCTTGCTGAGCACCTCGTAGATGGCGTCCTCGTCGCCGTTCACGAGGTCGTCGGCGAAGCGGTTCGGGTAGTTGACCCAGATCCGCACCTTCATCGGCGGGTCGGTGTCGCCGTACGGCGGCGGCAGCGTCACCCACTTCTCGCGGGCGCCCGGCATCCTCGGGCCGCGCAGCCGGGCCGGCTCGGGGGCATACGCTTCGGCCGTGCCGTTGCGGGCCTGCTGCTGCTCGATGGCCCGCTCGAACGCGTCGAGCGAGCGCGGTTCGTCGATCATGGTGCCTCCAGGATGGTGACGCCGGCGTCCGTCTCGACCCAGCAGCGGGCGCCGGCGGGATTCGGATGGGTCGGGTCGTAGCGGACCACGCTCGGCCCGTCGATGCGGACGGCGCGGGCGTAGACCTCGCAGCCGTCCCGCTCGACGGTGATCGGGGCATCGGCCGGCACGCCCTGCACGCACTGGCCGATCCGATGGGCCGAGACGTACACACGGATACTCATGTCGCAGCGCCTACCATGCGCTCGCCCTCGCGTTCTGGACCCGGATCCGGACCATCGCGGCCAGCGTCGACTGGTAGATGCTCTGCAGGTCCAGCTCGTACTGGCGGATGCCGTCGGCGCTGCTGCCGATGTTCTGGGCCGTCCACTCGCCCGGGATGTCGACCGTCACGAACTTGCGGAACGTCGTCTCGATGAACGCCGTCTCGTCCTGGAACTCCAGGCGGATCATGCGGCGGGTGCCGGCCGCCCAGTTGTCGAACTCGGTCAGCGCCTGCGCGCTGTTCGCATCCACCGTCAGCTTGGCCGTCACGTCGAGCTCGCCCGAGACGACCCGGTTGGCGGCCAGGGTGTTGTCGGCCGTGTAGACGCGGCCCAGGTTGTTGTTGAGCTGGACGTTCCAGTTCCGCAGGAAGCCGCTGACGACGGTCGTGCCGGGCGTGCCGGCGAACGCCTCGATATAGACCCTGGTCTGATAGCCCTGGATGAAGGTCGGCGTGCGGTCGGCGAGCGCGCCCGTCAGCGCGTTCTGGACGACGTCGGTGCCGAACAGGTCGCACTGGACGGTGTTCTCGTCCATCGCGCTGCCGGCGATCGTCAACTGGTTGACGCGGTAGCCCGCGCCCTGCCAGGGCCGGGCGCCGTCGTCCCACTCGATCGTGGCCGAGTCCAGGTCGCCCGGGGTGAACGTCCAGAGGCGGGTGTTCGTCGCCATCGCGGGGGTCGTCGGCGTGACCCCGCCCTTGATCGCGAGCAGCAGCGGCTCGATGATCTCGTCCGCCGACATGATCTGGGGCACGCTGCCGCCGGCCGTGGTCGGGCCGTGGGTCATGCCACGGACGTTGTCTCTGGTGCCGGTCGCCACGCGGTAGACCCCGGAGCCGCGCTCGATCGTCAGCGTCGGCTCGCGGAAGTACATTTTGCGCGTCGCGGCCACGGCAGTCCCGGGCGTGACTTCAACCCCCCATTGACTGGTGGATCGCCACAGCTCGCCGGCCATTACTCACCCCCTCCCTCGGCCTTGGCAACGCGGCCAGCCGCGCGCTCGGCCTCCTTCGGTGCGTCGCGCCGAAGGTCGTAGAGCGGCGATGCGGCGAGCACCGCCTTCTGCTCGTCGGTCAGTGCGTCGAACGCCGCCTCGTCGAGGTCGGTCGCCGGAATGCCGTAGTGGAACTCCAGCGCCATCCCGTCTGCGTCGCGCGGGCCTTTGAAACGCGCCACGATGGCCATCAGATCGTCTCCTCCTGGTAGACCCGCACGACGCGGGGGTACAGCCTGACCTCCTGGCCGGCGAAGAGCGCGAAGTCGGGGAAGCCGGCCACCGGCGCCGGCGGGTCCATGCTCTCGACGCTCCCGTCAAGCATCGCCGTCACGGTCAGGGTGTTGCCGGTGACGCTGCCCTTGCGGTTCTGGAGGACCCGGCGGTCGAGCTCGTTGAGCGCGTCCGCCAGCGCCTCCTCGGCCGTCTGCTCGGCGCCGGCAACGGCATAGCCGAACGTGACGATCAGGTCGGTCGCGGCGCGGTAGACCTCGGTCGAGCGGGCCATGATCTCGGACGGCCCGACCTGGAGGTACGCCTGCACGTTCGACGTCAGCGACTCCGGCGCGCCGACCGTGACCAGCAACTGGCCCGGGATGGTCCGGACCAGTTGGGCCAGCCCTGCGAGCGCGGCGGGGGTGTCCCACGCGGCCGGCATCAGCCCAGCCTCTCCAGCACCTGGACCGAGGTGCGCAGCCGGCCGGACCTGACCGGCGTGTACGAGCGAATGCGCTCGATCCCGAGATCGCGGAGCTTGCGCTTGGCCTGGCCGACCGAGGCCGGCCCCTTCAGGATGGCCGGGCCGAGGATGGCCGGCGCCTGCGCCTTCACCTCGTCGATCCCGCGTCGGAACATGTAGGCGCCGCCGGCCCGTCGAGCGAGCCGCCCGCCGCGATGCCGGCCCGTCTCGATGCCGTAGGCGTACGGCAGCAGGCTCGCGAACGTCGCGATCGGGCCGTTGACCTGCTTGCCGGCCTCGCCCACGGCGTCGACCGCGCGGAGCGCCTCCACCAGGCCGGTGATGCGGATGCCGAAGGTCGCCATCAGATGGCCCGCACCACGTCTGCGCGGCGGTACATGGCCGAGCCGTCCGGGCCGCGCAGGGTCGCCAGGGTGCCGGCCGAGATGTTCCAGCGGGCCTGGGTCACCCCGTCGTCGGTGGTCACGCCGTCGACCGCGATCTGGGCGTGCTCCGGCATGACATAGGCCGGGTCCCACATCAGCAAGCGGATGCCCGCCAGCTCGCGCCGCTCCTGGCCGGTCGAGGCCGGCTGGCGGTTGAGGTGCGCCAGCCGGCAGGCGAGGTTGCTCTGGAGCACGACGCTGTACGCGCCGGTCCCGCCCGCGCGGCCGTACACCGTGGCCACCTGGTCGAAGCCCGGCGGCAGCGCCATCAGGCGAACACCACGGGGCGACGGTAGGCGTCGAGCAACGCACGAACCCCGGCGGGGAGCGCCGCGCTGGCGCTGGCGTTGCCCAGCTCGGTCGACGTGAAGTAGGTCACCGAGAGCTCGCCGCCGACGCTGTACGACTTGATGCCCTGCGCCTGATTTGAGACGCCCTGCGCACTCGCCAGCGAGCCAGCTACCAGCATCTCGGCGGCCAGCGTGATCGGGGCCGGCACCCCGCCGCCGACCGTGTAGGTGACCTCGAGGATCTGGCCGTACCCAGGCGAGTCCGAGGCGATGACGTCGTAGGCGCCCGAGAGCGCGAGCAGCCCGCCGGCCGCGTCCAGCAGCTCGTAGCCCGTCCCGTCCGCCAGCGTCGTCCAGGACGCCCCGATGGCCTGCGAGCGCATCCGCACCAGCGAGATCGCGCTCACGGGCGTCACGTCGAGGCGCACGGTCCGCCCGAGCACGGTGTGCAGCTCGGCCGTGACGGTGCTCGCCTGCCAGGATCGGCCGGTGTAGCGATCGATGGCTTCCGTGGCGGCATCGGCGACCGTGCTGAACTGCGCGGCCTCGGCGGCCGTCAGGGAGCGACCAAGGTAGGTCTCGACGGCGGTCTGGTCGACGTAGGCGGCGGTCACGGGCTACTTGTCCTCGGCGTCCTTGGCCGACCGCGCCTTGTTGGCGGGCGCCTTCTCGACGGCCTTGGTCTCGGGCTTGTCGTCGTCCTCGGTCTGGACGTCGGCGGCGGGCGAATGGACGACCATCGGCTCGGGCTCGGGCGCCTGCTTCTTGCCGAGGCCGTACCGCTTGACGTCCTCGTTGGAGATGTCGTCGCCCTCGGCCGCCAGCAGGTAGGCGGCGCTCGGGTGGCCCTCCTCGACCACCCGCGAGCGGTCGGCGTTCAGGTAATAGCGCTTGTCGGCGCGCACGGCGTCCTCCGTCTGGAGCGTGATGCCCGACCGCGCCGGCCCGGGGTACGGACCGTCGCAGCCGGAGCAGATCGGGCAGGGCATCGGTTAGTGTCGCAATAATGTCACGTTTGCGTGCCCACTTTCGTCCATGTGGGACTGAGGGCCGTGCCGGTGTTCACGTAGGCGATGCCGTTGGTGGTGTCGGTCAGGAATGCGCCCTTCGGCGCACCCCGGGCCGTGGCGGAGACGCCGGGCGTGGTCTCGGCGATCGCCAGGGTCGGCGAGGTGCCGGTCAGGGCGTTCTGCGCCACCGTCATCAGCGAGACGTCGCGGCGTGCGTAGTTGGCGCCGAACGTCAGCGTGACGGTGCCGATGCCGCTGGTCAGCGTGCCGGCCGCCGCCACGATCGAGCTGGCCCCGAAGGCCGCGTCCATCGCCGTGTTCATGTTGGCGAGCAGCGTGGCGTTGGTGGACGACCACGTGATGTCGCCGGTGGTCCGGCCCTCGAACTTGAGCTGGAACGTGCCGCCGGTCGGCGTGCCGCCGATGGTCAGCGTCTGGACCTCGTTGGTGCCGGCCGAGGGGGCGCCGGCCGACTGGTACGGCGCCCCGATCGCTCCCTCGATGATTGGCACAGTTGGCCTCCTTGTCAGGCGTTGCGTTCCTGCGCCTAGATACCAGTGACGGTCGCGAAAGCACTGGGGCGATAGACGGCCAGGGCGAGCCGCTCTTCCGCGAGGATGGCGACCTTGTTGTCGATGAAGTAGGTGCTGTGCTCGGTCGAGAGCGTGATTGTGATGCCCTCGCGGCGGAGCACCTCGGCGTACGGGCGGAAGGCGCCCACGAGGCCCGTGCCCTCGGACATCGCCGTGGTCTGGCGGACCGGCAGGCCCCAGATGCGGTCCGGCCCCTCATCGGACGGGTTGCCCCAGATGTACAGGCCATCGGCGGTCCGCAACAGCTTGATGTCCGTCCAGTCGTTCGGGTGCAGCACGACGGCGGTCGGCTCCGCGAATCCGGAGCCGCCGGCGCCGCGCACCTTCTGCATCGCCTTGTAGATGGCGTCGGGGGTCGGGTCCGAGCCCTTGGCCTGGGTCTGGATGCCGGAGCGGTTCAGGATGCCCCGCAGGTTGGGGGCGTTGCCGTCGCCGTTCAGGAGCTGGTCCTCCTCCGTGCGGCGGATCATGAAGGAGAGCCGGTTCCTGATCTGCGTCTCCAGCCAGGAGACGTCGTCCATCGCCTCCTTCGTGGCCGGAATCCAGACCGGGATCTTCCGCGCGGTCTCGGTGCGCAGCGTCCACGCCAGCGCGGCCTCGGGCTTGCTCGACCCTTCGGAGGTCGGCGCTGCGGCGTTGGTGACCGTGGTCTCCTCGTAGTATTCGATGATCCCCCGGTCGATCTGGCCCTCCATCATCAGGTCCGCGACCGTCCGCTCTTCCAGCGCCATGTTGACGACGCCGGGCTGGCGAAGGTTCTGCGGCGAGACGGTCGAGAGCGTGATCAGCGTCTTGGCGTCGAAGTCCGGGAGGTCGAACGAGACCGTCCGAACCTGATCGGCGCGGAAGTCGCGATACCCCTTGTGCTCCTTGAGCACTTCGCGCAGCGACTTCTGGGCCTGGCGATAGCCGCCGGCCGGCGCACCCGCTCCGGTGCCGGCGGCGGGGAACCGCATGCCGCCCTCGATCCGACCGGAGACCTCCATCGCCAGCTGGTTCTTCTGGGCGATGGACTCCACCAGCGAGAGGTCGCGCTCCTTGTTGACGAGCTCCGACATCTCCTTTTCGAGGCGCTGGTATTCGGCCACCTTCTCGTCGGTGGTCCCGTTGATCAGGTCGACCCGATCCATGTCGAGGTCAGGCCCGGCCTGCTCGAAGATGCGGTGCACGAACTGGCGCTTGGCGGCCAGCTCCTCGCGGACTGCGGCCAACGACGGCATATCCCTTCCTCCTAGCGTGCGGCCCGTTGGCCGGTCGCGATGTGGTCCAGGTGGCTGCCTCGCGCAGCCAGTCCCTGGAGGCGGCGAAACAGCTCGCGCGGGTCGTCGGCGCCGATCTGCGCCGCGCGCTTGGCGACCGCTTCGAGGTCGCCCCGGATGGCGCCGAGGTCGGCCAGGACCGACGGCAGATGGTCACGAACGGCCAGCAGCGCCGCGTCGTCGGCCGTCTTCAGGCGTTCGGCGTAGGCGCGGATGGCCTCGAACGGCGTCGCCTTGCCGTCGTCGCCGTTGATGGCGTCGGCGACATCCTCGGCCTCGTCGTCGCCCAGCAGCGCCTGCAGCGTCGTGATGACGGCCTCGATCTGGTGGCGCGAGAGCCGGCGCTTTGCTTTCACGGACGACACGCGCGCCGCGTCGTCGGCCGGCACCGAAACGAGACTGACCTCCATCAGGTCGATCTCTGTCAGCCGACGCACCTGCCGGCCGTCCATCTCGGTGAAGTCGAACGACTTGGCCTGGTAGCCGATGGAGAGCCCCATCGACTTGCCGCGTTCGAGCCGCTCGGAGACGATCTGGCGGGCCCGCTGCGACTCGGCATCGGTGTGGAACACGGCCTCGATCCATAGGCCGTGGTCGTCTTCCTTCGCCCTATCCGGCGTGGCAACCGGGTAGCCGGACCAGTCGTGCCCCCACGGGATGAACCCGTCCTTGAGGAACTTCGGGATGGTGGCCGTGTAGGCACCGGGGACGATCGTGTCGCCGTAGCTGTCGACCCCGCCGAAGACCGACGCGTAGCCGGTCAATCGACCCGGATCGTTGCCGTCGAGCTTCGCCTCGGCCAGGCTGAGGATCTTTTCCTCGAACAAGAAAAACGGCCCCTTCTCCTGCGTTTGGGGCCGCGATGCAGGAGGGGCCGCTTCAGCGCTGTTCGGTTGCTATCACGATACCCTATCGAGCATCGACGTGCAAGAGGATTCTTCTATCGATCAGAGCGGTTCTCGGCATGACATCGACGACACTTGATCGACCAGGGGCGCGCGGCATACTCGGCCAGCGCCCGACCGCATCGCCAGCACGTCGGCGGCCGATCGACCACCGGATGCGGACGAGGTTGCGTTGCCGTCTGCGCGGCCATCACGCGGCCTCCACCACCGGGAGCAGCCGCAGCCGGCAGTGCGGGTGCAGCAGGCCGATGCCGCGCGCGTCCTCCAGACTGACGACGGTCCCGTTGCGGGCGGCACACGCCGCGTCGCCGTCGCCGTCGTGGACGTGGACGCGATCCGCCAGGCCCGACTTCTCGGCCACCAGGAGCACGCCCCGCGCATGGGCGTAGCCCAGCTCGGTCTGGGCGATCATCTCGGCGCGGGACGGGTACGACTCCGCGACGTACTCCAGGAGCGCCGATCGGACCTCGTCGAGGCTGACGCTGCCGGGGCGGCGCTCCAGGCGCTTGATCACGCGGGTGAAGTCCTGGTCGGTGGTCGCGGCCATGCCGGCCAGTCGCGCCTCCATGTCCGCGACGGCGGCGCGGACCTCGGGGTTGTTGCGCTGGATGCGGACCGGGCCGTCGGTGAGCGGCGCGAGGTCGTCCGCCGCCTGCCGCATCGACTTGAGGACGTAGCCCCGCAGCAGCCGCTTGAGCGGCTCATGGGCGTCCACGGCCTCCGGCGGCGCCGCCTTCGCGCGGCTGGCGTAGCGGCCAGCGAGCGTCTCGGCGATCCCCTCGAAGGCGTCCAACAGATCGTCCGACAGGTCGTCCGCGAGGCGGGAGAGCCCAGCCTCGAAGCGGTCGAGCAGCGACGGCTCGTCGGCAGGAGCGGCGGCCTTGACGGCGGGGGGCGGGCCGCCACGGCTCGCCGCTCCATCCTGGGCGCCCGCGCCACCGGCCGGCAGCGCCCGCAGCGGGGTGGGCGCATCGAGCTCCGCCGGCGGCGCCTCGGGGATCAGCGTGTCGAGCGTCTTGACCGTGACGGTGTTCGGCACGTAGCGGACGTCGCCGGCCTCGCCCTCGACGGGATCGGCGCCGATCATGGCGAGCGCCTGGTTCAACGTCAGCATGCCGGCGCCGAGGTCGGCGCGGGCGCGCCCGTGCAGCGCATTCTGGTCGTCCTGCAGGACCCGCACGTTCGAGAGGTCGAACTGCACCTTGAGGCGGGCAGGGTCGCCGAAGTCGGGCACGAGCTGCATCTGGAGCTCGGCCGCGATCAGGCGCTGGAGCGGGATCAGGCACGACTCGTACGCCTGTTCCCTCATTTCGCTCATGGTGGCGCCGACCTTGGTGTTCTCCAGGCCCGTGCCGAGCCCGACCACGGCGGCCGGGATGCCGAAGACGGCCGTGATCCGCTCCTCGGGGATGGCGCGGATCGCCGAGAGGTTCATCTCGCTCGGGTTGAACGAGAGGACCTGGACCTTGGTCGGCCCGCGCATCACCAGCGGCTTGCCGCGCTGGTCGCCGCCGAAGCGCTGGGCGAAGTCGTCCTTGACCTTCTCGAGGTCCTCCTGCGACGGGCTGACGTCGCCCTCGGGGCTGATGACCACGCCCGGCACGGCGCCGTTGCGGAGCAGCGCGCCGGTCCAGTTGGCGGCCTCGTTGTCCGTGGCGATCTCGCGGTAGAGCGACGTCAGGTCCGAGAGCCCCTTGCGGATGTTCTGGGGGTCGAAGCCCTGGCGGATGTGGACGACGTCGGCCTGGTCGAGGCGGATCACGTCGCCCTCGACGCGGTAGTCGTAGTGGGAGATGAAGGCCGAGCCGTCGTCGGGCCAGACCGGCTCGATCAAGCTCGACGGCACCCACCACAGCTCGCCGACGCGCCGATCGCCGGTCCGGCGCTTGACGACGTAGGCGTTGCCGTTCAGCATCAAGTCGGCCGCCAGGGCCCCGACGAGGTGCAACCCACTGTAGTACGGATTGGGTCGGTCGAGCCGTTGCTGGAGCGCATGATCGGGCGCCGGCTGGAGCTCGCCGTCGCGGTTGACCGTGTAGACCGTGAGCGGCGCCTCGGGGAGCGCCCTTTGGACAAATCTGACGCAGGCCATGACAGCGGCGTTGGTCCGGCCGTCTCCGGCGGCCGCGCGGTAGTCGAACTGCGTCGAGCCCAGCAGCATGCTGAACCAGGACGACGTCCTAGAGAAGCGCATGGTGGTCATGGCCTTGAACGACGCCAGGGCCCGGGTGATGACGTTCACCGTGGCGGCCTCCGATCGTAGAGAATCCCGGTCACGCAGGGCGGCCCGCCGCACCGGCCGTAGAGGATCCGGTCCTCCTCCTCGCGCTGATCGAGCGGCTCGCCGCACTGCCCCTGGTGCTCCTTCGGGCGGTAGCACCGTTGGGTCCCACCTTCGAGCACGAGGTTCGAGAGGCGACAATCCGGCTGACGCGGCGGCGTGGGCTTCACTCGTCGTCCTCGGCGCGATAATCCTGATCCAGCACGTGCTCCTCAATGTCGTACGAGTAGCCCGGCACGTCGTCCTGGTGGTCGATCCACGCCTGTGCCCGATCCTGGGCGCCGTAGACCGCGAGCAGTTGCGGCGTACCTCGGTAGTAGCGAAGCACCGCGAAGACCTTGCCGTGGCGTGTAGCAGCCATCACACCGACCCCCAGCCGGGCTTCTCGCCGAGCATCGTCTCGGTCAGCACCCACACGGCGGCGTCGAGCCGGTCGGGCGACGAGCCGCTCTCCGGCGTCCAGGTGGTCATCTGCTCTTCGAGCGCCTCGAAGACCTCGGTGTGGTGGACCTTGCCCTGCTCGTAGAGCGCCGCCACCGGCTGGGCCCGGAGCGCCTTGCCTCTAGAGGCCGTCACCATGACGACCTTGACGGTGACGCCCATCGCGGCGGCAGCAGCCTTGACGACCGCCTCGGCCATGTCGCCGCCGAAGTTGCGCTCGACCACGATGGCGTCGGCCTGAAAGTCGATGTACGCCTGGACGGCCCGTCTGCCCCAGCCGTCCGGCGAGAGCTTGCAGGAGCGGTCGGCCACAATGTAGCCGTGCCCGTCGATGCCCTTGCCGCCGACGATGATGCCCTGCTCGTCGTTCTCCGGGTCCTTGCCGCCACTGGGGTCCACGCCGACGACGCAGCGCGCGAGGTCAGGCGCCTCACGCCGCCCCTCCAGCATGCCCCAGGTCCAGAGGGCGCCTGGCACGTCGGTCAGGATCTCGGCGTTGAGCTCCTGCCGGCCCAGACGGGTGCCCTCGTACGCCTTGCGGTACTTGTCGAGCGCGACCTCCGCAAGGTGCGGATTCGCATAGGTCGAGGCACCCGTCCTGACCGTCCCCGCGTCCGAGCGGATCTCGATGTACTTCCGTCTCGGCTTCGGCGTGGTGGAGACGACCACGTGCGGACGCGGGCCGAGACGCAGGCCGAACTGCATCTGGTCCCAGCACTCGGCGAGGCGCACCCAGGCCGCCAACTCCTCGGCCCAGACGATGCAGCGGTTCCCCCCAGCCCGCAGCCGCTCCACATCCTCGGGGGTGAAGGCGCCGAACAGCTTGCCCTCGACGCCGTTCGGCCAGCGCACGTGGGTGCCGCCGACGCCCTGCACGAGACGGATCGCGCGATTGTGAGCCCTTAGCCCGGACGGCCCATTGACGCACGCCTCCAGCGCGTCGCCGAGCGTCGGCGCGATGATGGCAGGCCGATGGCCGCCGGGATAGCCGCTGATGCAGGGCGGCCCGTTCACGTGCTCGTCGAGATAGTGCGCGGCGCCGTCCGTCTTGCCGGACCCGCGCCCGCCCTCCAGCATCCAGACCTGCCATCCGTCGCCGGTCGGCGGGATCTGATGCGGCATCGGCTCCCAGACGCGTCGTGCTTCCGCCTCGACCTGCGCGATCGCCTCCGCCAGGTCGACGGCGTCGAGCGGGTCCAGGACGGCCAGGCCGGGCACTTAGACGGCCCTCCGGTCACGTAATCCCTGCAGGATGCTGACGACCTTCTCGGGATCGAGCCCACGCGCCTCGGCCTCGCGCCGCGCCGCGTCATAGACGTCGACCTCGACGGTCTGGACCGGCAGGCCGTCCGTGTAGGCCATCACGAGCTTGAACGCCTCCACGGCCTCCTTGCCCCTGCCGTTGGCCATGATCCTGACGAGGTTCGCGATCACCGCGTCGAGCTGGGTGGCACAGCCCTTCTTGCGGCTGGGCTTGGCCAGCGCCGCCAGGATGGCGTCCGTGAACGGCTTGTGCTTGCGACGGCCGGACGGGTTGCCCGACTGGCCCGGCTTGAACGGGATCAGCCCTCGCGTCCGGTCGCCGCTACTCTGCTCTGACACTGCTACCAGAGTCCCGGTTACGCCCTACGGCGTCTCGGCGCTCGGCGAGCGCACGGGCAGCCTCGGCGGCCTGCTGGTCGATGCGGCGGCGCTCAGGGTTGCGACGGCGGGGATTCGTGCGCATCAGCCTACGTCCTTGCCGCCGCCAGCGGCGTCCGCGTGAGCAGCCGTGGCGCGTACTCCACCGTCGCCACGACCCGAACGCAGCCATCGCAGCGGAACACGCCGTCCCGGCGCCGGCTGAAGCCCTGGTGGCCGCAGCGCACGCACGCAGGCACCAAGGCGTAGGCGGTCACCTGATCCGCCTGCTGGGCCGGGTTGAGGGTCGTCGGGTCGTTCACGGCGCGTCGTGTGGCTACGGGGCGCCCGGCCGGTCGATAGGCAGGTCCGCTTGTCGGATCGCGTCCGTCACGGCGTTGGTCTTGGTGACCACGTCGTCGGTGAGCGCCTTCATCTCGGCGAGCGCGGCGGCATCGGCCGAGTCGTTGGCCAGCGCCGCGTCGAGCTTCGCCTGGAGATCGGCGAGCTTCGCGGTGACGTCCCCGAAGTAGTCGTTCAGCGCGGCGTTCTGGTCCGCGAATGCCTGCTCGATCTCGGCCTTGGTCGCCATGATGACTGCCTCCTGTTGGGTCAAACGCATGTCGAGCCAGCGAGCCAACTGCTCGTGCTCGGACTGGATGACGGGGAACGACTGCTCGCTCATTGCGAGACTATCCTACCATGTCCCGTCTATAGATCAGACATCTTCGATAGAGATTCCTGATGAATGGCACGCCCCGTGCTCCTGATCCCATGGGGCCGTGCGGACAATGGCGTCCGCGTGTGGCCCGGCGCGCCGCTCGTGAAAGGACAGATGCTGTGACGTTCACCTGGCCCGGCCTCACCGTTGGCACCGTCGTGTCCGTGTTCGTGCTGGTCGCCGTCATCATCCTGACCGTCCTTCGGCTGATCGACGTGCCGGCCGCGCTGCTGATCGCGGCGGTCTGCGCGCTCAAGCTCTAGCCCGGATCCGCCATGCGCCAGATGGCGAGCAGCACCGTCAGCGCGATTGCCGCCAAGAGCAGGTCGTCGAGCGTCATCGGACATCCCCGTCGCTGACCAGCGCCCGCAGCGCCTCGTAGCGCCGGTCCCACTCGGCCTGCCAGACGTCGACCTCGCCGTACGTCCTCGGGAAGCCCGGCTGGCCGGCCTGGCCGTTGTCGTGGTGCTCCACGAAGGCGCGGGCCGCCTCCCGGAGGGCGTCCAACTCAGCCAGCAGGCTATCGAGACAGCGCGCCACGGTCATCGGCTTGATCCGCTCGCGTGGCCACTGCCGGGCGGCGCGCTGGCGGTCATGCTCTCGCCTCGAACAGCGCCCGCTGGCTCGTCGCCGCGATCGTGAGCGGCTTCGCGGTCTGCCAATCAGGGAAGTCCATCTCGATCTCTCTCGGCCACCAGCGGGCGAGCACGCCACGGAAGCCGGTGATCGGCAGCGGGTGGTCCCACGCCGGGCAGCCGGTCTCTGCGCGGTTGCACATCCACAGGTGCTGCGCGTGGCGCCGGCAGCGTGGAGTGACCGCGACGGCGCCGCCGGTCCTGAGCAGGCAGTGGCGGGAGGGGTTGAGCTGGCAGCGCTCCTCGATCCGGACCAGCGGCGCGTACCCGCGCACGAGGCCATTCGCGACGATGTAGACGCGATCTCCAGGCGCCATGTCGGGAATCGGCCCCGAGAACCAGAAGTGGCTCTCGTACTGGGCTTCCTCGCCGGGCAGGTCACCCTCAGCCAGCCACGCCGACCAGCGCTCGCGAGGGACGGTGACGACGACGTCCATGCTCACTCCTTCCGTCCGCGCTTCCGACGCACCAGCCGCAGCAGCCGTGGGCGTCGTTCGGAGAGCGCCTCCATGATCCGTTGCAGCATGTCCTCCCAGGTGCTGGCCTGATACTCGGCGCCCGTCAGCACCAGCAGCGGATTGACGTACTCCTGGCTGTTGCGCTTCGTGCCCTTCTTCGTGAGGGCATCGTGGGTCAGGATGAACACGGCGCGGAGCCCGCACGCGCAGTCGTGGTAGACACCTCGTTCGGCCTTCGGGTCGTCGGGTGAGGCTGACTGCCGGATCCAGTCAACCCCGGCGTCCTCGGCCGGCTTGTCGTGGTAGACCGTCTGCCGCTGCTGGCAGCCGGGCTGGTGGACGAACGCCGGCAACCACTCGTCCCAGCCGGGCCCGCCATAGCCGTTCTGCTCGTTGATGTGGTTCGGCACACCCTGGGCGTAGACCTCGATCCAGGCGTCCTCGAAAGAGCCGCCCGCATCCTCGTCCTCGACCTGGATCGTCCACAGCGTGGCGTAGATGCTCACGACGCCGAGCCCTCTCGCTCCTGGCACGCCGCGTGGCGCTCCACGAACGCCTTCATCGCCGCGAGGTACTCATTGATCTCGACCGGCAGTCGAATCGGGAGCCGCTGATCGCAGCGCTGGCACCAGGCGCCCCACGGCTCCGACGTTGCGATGATCCACGGATGCTGGACCGCCATGTGCTGCTCTGCTCCTTTCGAGAATGCCCCATCGGCCGCGCTCCTGGGGGTCAACGGTCACCGGGCCCTGGCGCGCCAGACGTGCGTCGCGTCGGCGGCGCGAATCTCGTGCACCTCACCGGTCGTCGGGTCCGTCACGGCGATCCATCCATCGCCAACCTGCCGTGCGTCAGAAACGGCCCGCCACGGCTGCCCTGCTGGCATCTCTCGAAGCTCGGCCACGGTCGCCTCGTCGAGCACGCGCTCGATCCTGACGACGTCCTCGTAGCGCTTCTCGATCTGCACGCGGTCCGTCCAGGTCACGGTGCCGTCGCCGTGCCCGTCCAGGGCCGCGACGACCGCGCGGAGCTGATCGACGCACAGTGGGCGGCGCTCGGGGATGGTGGGCGGCGCTGCATCTTCGGACTGGGCCACAGAGTCGTCGAACACGTCACGCCAGCTCACAGCACTGCCCCCGTGACCAGCGCCACGGCCTCGGCGGCGCTGGTAAACATCCCGGTGATCGCCCCCGCCGCTTTCCACTGCTCCGCGCGGACCTTCTGGCGCGGGGTCATCTGCTCGCCGGGCTGCTTCGCTTCGAGCATGAACGCGCGGCCCCGATAGCAGCCGACGAGATCGTTGATGTCCGGCTGCATCGGGCCGGCGTGGATCTTCACGACCACGGCGCCGAGGGCGCGCAGATCGCGCTGGGCGGCTCGCACGATCGCCGTCTCGCTCACGCCGACCGCCCCAGCAGATCGTGCGGGTGGATCGAGCGGCTCCCGGATGGGGCCGTCACGATCAACTCATGGCGCGCTCTGGTCATGCCCACGTACCAGAGACGGACCACGTTGTCGGCCTCGTCTCCGCCGTCGTCGAGGTCCTGCTGGTGGAAGTAGGAGAGGTCCGGCGCCAGGATCACACAGTCGGCCTCCGCCCCCTTGAAGCTGTGAATCGTGCCGATCAGCACGCGCGGCTTCTCGGCGAGTGCTCGCGCGCCGCGCTTCTCGGCGACCGCCAGCGGGAACCGCATCCGGGCTGCGTACTCCTTGGTCAGGTGCTCGCTGTACCAGCGCAGATCGAACGACCCGCAGCGATCGAGCACCTCGTCGCTCGCGAAGCACGCGGCCAGGTCGTTCAGGCGATAGGCGGTCTCCATGCCCTGTGCGCGCGCCTTGCCGCCCCTCACGAACACGCCGTCGGCCTTCAGCGGATCGACCCACTGGGCGACCTCCTCGGCCGTCCAGCGTCGCGTATCGTCGCCCCAGGATGTGCGGTCCGTCCGAGAAAGCGCCACCAGCCGCTGGGCCGAGGAGACGCCCCGCCCGGAGCCGAGCGGATTCCAGTCGCCGCGCTGGGCGGCGAACGGGTTGTGGAAGGGGATACCGGCAGAGCGAAGCGCGGACAGGACGCCGCGCAGCATCCGTGCAGCGTCAGCCATCACCATCACGGTCATGCCGCGACCGAGGCGATCCTCGATCAGCCGGACCAGGCGCTCGCCGTCCTCCATCGTCTGGTCCCACAGCACGTGCGCGGTGCCGTCCTCGTCGCGCGGGCGGTACGGCTTGTCCTGGCGGCGCCGGACCTGGCTGATCCACCGCGTCGCCGCCTGATGCACGGCCCTCGGCACACGGTAGCTCTGCGAGAGCACCGTCACGCTTGCAGGCTCGATGCTCTCGTCGAGGAAGGCGTCCACGCTGGCGCCCTTGAAGCCGTAGATCATCTGGTCGTCGTCGCCGGCCAACACGATCTGCTCCATCCGCGAGCCCCACTGACGGACCAGTGCCAGCTCGAGTGGCGTGAAGTCCTGCACCTCGTCAAAGAACCCGATCTCGGGCATCCCCGGCGCGAACTGCGACTGCTCCAGGGCGCGCTCGATCATGTCCGTGAAGTCGATCACGCACGCCTCGTCCTTCCACGCCTCCCAGCGTTCGCCGAAGACCCGCACGGAGTCCGGCCACGCGTCGCGGCGTACCATCCGTGCGCGGAGCGTCTGGTACTGCTCGTGGCGCTTCTCGGGCGTGTCGTCGTCGAAGAACGAGCTGTCATCGAACGGGTCCGAGGTATCACGGCCTTCGCGGTCGTAGAGGTTGGACGGCAATGCCAGCGACGGATACTGCTCGTTCCACTCGGCCAGGATCTTCGTCGTGATGAGCGTCGGCGCCCCGATCGCACGGTACCCATGGGAGTGCAGCGTGCCGATCCGGTCCTTCGGGAACCCGTCCACGCGACTCGCGAGCTCCGTGGCCGCCGCTCGCGTAAACGACGCACAGAACACCCGCTGCACGCCGACCTTCTCGGCCGCGCGGGCCAGATTGTGTGTCAGGTTCGTGGTCTTGCCCGTTCCTGGCGGTCCGAAGGTTCTGTGCTCTTTCAATGCCACAGCAACGCTCCAGGTACCCTCTGTGAATACCTATCGATCAATCGGTATGCAGGCCGTATGCACGCGGATGCGCGCTCCTGTATTACTCACCAGGATCGGACGGGGGTGGGCGGGCCGCTGAATACGTGAATACGTGAATACGGGCACTGCCAATCGATTTCCGAAAACCAAAAAGGGTTGCCCCAGGGGTATTTCTGTATTCAGGCATGGCTTCCCTCCGAGTCGCGATGCATACTCCCCGTCGTATTCATCATGGTTCGGTATGCTCCTCGGTCTCCTGCCAGTTCTCAGGGAGTTGCCAGGCATTGCGCGAGCTCCGTCCGCTCTTGGCCTTGGCGGACGGCACCATGATCTTGACGTGGGTGGCGCCAAAGACGCGGAGCGCCATGCCCATCTGCTTCGAGGTCACCTTGTCGAAGTAGCTGGTAGCCAGGAATTGCTTGAGGCGGTCGGTCCAGATGTGGATCTGGCCGCCTCTCAGCAGTGCCATGTTCGACGTGACCGACTCGGCCAGATCCTCGGTAGGTGGGTGCTTGGAGATGTAGGCGGTCACCCACGCACGGGCGGCGCCCGCATCGGTAGCCTCGTCGCCGGCCGACTCGACGACGCACGCATCGCCGAGCGCCTGGACGACACGATCCCACTCCTTGTCTTTGAAGCGGGGGATCACGCGCTTCGTGGCGGCAAATAGCGCCGAGCGGAACCGGTCCTTTGAGAGCACGCTGCCGGCCTGCCCGAGCGTGATCGCGCCGAGCTCCGTCTCCAGGCGGTACTCAGGTGGATCGGCGCGGAACTGCACAAACCGTGTGACCTTCACCTTCAGCAGATCGGACACGATGCCGAGACGATCATCGATCGTGGGCGTCGGCGCGCTGGTGCTCGCGGCTTGCTGGTTCGCTTCGTCGAGTGCGTCGAGCAGCTTGGCCGTCTCGGCCTGCGCCGCGAAGCTCGCCCGGGCCTTGCTGATGGTCAGCCCGTAGTAGTCCTGACGCAGCTTCAGGTCGTCGCCGTGGCGGCGCCGGTGGGCAATGATGAGATCCGCGATCTCCTGGTCGGTCCAGACGATGTCTTGAACCGCGAAGAGCGCCAGGCTGTAGTCGTAGGCGCTCGGAGAGCCGTCGAGATCCTTGCGGCGCCGCTCCCATGACGCTCGGAACTTCGGCTGCAAGTTGCCGAGGTCCACGAACTTATCGAACGGCGGCTCGGCCTTCGGGTCCAGGATCAGGTCACCGACGATGATCTCGTCGCCCGAGGCCCGGCGCCCGTCGATCTCGCGCTCGGCCTGCTCATACGTGCCGTCCAGCAGGATCGCCAGGACATCCTCTTCCGTGACGGTCGCGCCGGTCTGCTCCAGGATCGTGACGGGGACCGGGTCGAGCTTGGCGTTGAGCGTGCCGGCCAACCTGAGCAGTCGCGGCAGATCGAACGTCATATCGATCTGGTAGCCGAGCGCCTTCGCTCGTTCCCTGACGGTGATCCCGAACGCCCTGAGAAGGATTTGCGCCTTCCTCCGCTCGTCGTCGTCCTCGAACATCCACGGGCCACCGCGCCACGGCCACCACGGCTGCACGCCGTGGCCGCTCCAGACGAGCAGCCCGTAGGGGAGCCCGATCGCGTCCAGGATGGCTCTGGCTGCCGCCATGTCGGTCGGGAGCCCATCCTTCTTGTGGGCCGGGCCCGCGATGTCGATGTCCGCTCCAAGGCCGCAGAGACCATCGATCTCTGCGGCCTTGGGCCGGGCACCGCCGGCGAATCGGCGG